GCGTATTCCGTTGGGTGGCGATTATCGCCACGCGCTCAAGATGCTACCGGGCGCAGTCGCACAGCTTCAACACCGGATCGCCCTTGCTGAGCGTGAGACGGGGCAGGGATGCCAAGGTGCGCCCCGTTACCCATTGGCACCTGATCAGATCGCAGCCAACCTATACGCACGGCGGCTGGTGCAGGATGAAATGATGCGAGGCCACCCCAGCTATGCAGCCACGGGGATCGATGATCGTCAGGTAAGCCGCCTGCGCGCCGGGATCGCTGGTAGTGCGACCAATGAAGAACTTGCCGAGCTTGTCGGTGCGCAGATCGAAGTTTTCCGAAATCTTGGCAACCTTGACGCCACCCCCGGCAGTCCGAAATGGCGCGAGATCGCACGCGCCCTTTGCACCGCAGAGCTGGAAGCGTTGGCCCGTGTCGGTGAGCGTGACGAAGGCGATTTTAGCGGCGCACCTACTGCGCCCCTGATCATCAATGCACAGCCACCAGAGGACACCCCGGCACCCGTCAGCCTGTCGATGCTCTGGCAAGAGTATGTCGCTGTGAGGACGCAGGCGGGTTTCATGCGCAGTGGACCACAGCGACAAGCCCCGGTGATCGAGAACCTGCGCAAATTCCTGAAACACGACAACGCGCGCCGGGTCACGAAAGCCGATCTGATGGCGTGGCGTGAACACCTGATGCAGTCATTATCGGCCAAGACCGTGAGCGATATCTATCTATCGACGATCAGATCGCTTTTCGCATGGGCCAGTGACAACGACCGTTTGCCCGAGAACGTCGCGGCGAAAGTCAAACAACGCAAGCCGCGCCGCCAGCACAGCCGCGAAAAGGGGTTCACAGAAGCCGAGGCGGTCAAAATTCTACAGGCTGCCACGACCTATAAACCCAATGCTGACCAAAATGGATACATTCGCGAAAAGCCACAGCTTGTTGCAGCGAAAAGATGGGCACCGATCATCTGTGCCTTCACCGGTGCGCGCGTTAGCGAAATCACACAGTTACGCAAAGAGGACGTGCGCGAGGTCGATGGCAGGTGGATCATCCGTATCACACCTGACGCGGGATCGGTGAAGGCGGGGAACTATCGCGACGTGCCGTTGCATCCACAGATCATCGATCTGGGTTTTCCCGACTTCATAAAGGCGTCCAATCCCGGCCCGTTGTTTCATGGTGGCACCGAACCTGAGAAATACGCGACCAAGGCTGAACGGATATCAAATCAGCTTGGCACATGGCTGCGCCGATCCGGCCTAGTCCCTGATGGCGTCCAGCCCAATCATGGATGGCGGCACCGTTTCAAGACACAGTGTCGGGAACTTGGGGTTTCGGATCACGTCTCGGATGCGATCCAAGGCCACGCGGGAAAGACTGCAAGTGATGGATATGGCGACACGACACTGATCACAAAGATCGCGGCCATAGATCGCCTGCCGAGATACGAATTGTTATAGTATAACATTTATGTAGCGCGCCGGATCGAGGTGTGATATATTTGCCACAACGCAGATATACAAACGGTTCGCATGGCACTTTCCAAGATCAAATCCACCTTCGGTTTCAAGCCCGAGGCCAAGGCACTCACCCTGACCGACCCCGAGGCGTTCAGCCTGTTTGGTGCGGTGCCTACCGCGTCCGGCCTGTCCATCGGCCCCGGCAACGCTATGCGCGTCCCTGCCGTGGCCTGCGCCGTGTCCCTTATCTCTGAGACAATCGGGGCGCTGCCTGCCAAGGTCTATGACCGCGCCGACAAATCAGCCCTGATCAATCACCCGGCCTTTCGCCTTGTCCATGATGAAGCGAACCCTTGGACCAGCGCAGAGCAACTGCGCGAGACGCTCACAGCCGACGCCCTGCTGACCGGCCACGGTTACGCCCTTGTCACACGCGGCAACGCAGGCCAGCCCCTTGAGCTGCACCGGCTGGACCCGAACAAGGTGCAGGCCGATCAAGCGCCGGATGGCGAACCCTTCTATCGTGTCTCATACGATCAGGGCCAGCGCCGCCATACCCACACCGGCAGAGCTGGCATCCAATCGCAAGGCGCACCGTGCATCGATGATCGGGCGCAAAGAGAAACCAACAACCAAGATGATCAAGACTGCTGATCGGCTGATCACCTATCAAAACGAGACACTGACCATCGGCCAATGGGCAGAGCGCTACGGTATCGAGGTTAAGCAGGTCGCATCACGTCTTAACCAAGGCTGGTTGCCTATCCGGGCGATCACACAGCCCGTTGCGAAGCGCAAAGCCAACCACAACGCCGGATGGGGTTTCATCGGACAAAGTGAAGCTGCACCCAAGCCAAAACCCAAAACGATCACGATCACCCACAACGGCCAAGAACGCACCATCTCGGAATGGGCAAAGATCACCGGCCTCAAGAAAGTGACCATCGCCAAACGGCACAGGAACGGCTGGCCTGTCGATGCGATCCTATCCACCACAGATCACAGAGCTGCCAATTCCCAACTGCACACCCAACCGGCAAGCCAACATCGCACCAGCGACCATGCACCGGGGGTGGTCTCTGACTTTGATACGTCTTTGGGGACCGGCGTGGGGACAGACGCACAAGATACACCCGAAATAGGTTTTCCACATAGAAAGGGCGCAAGCCAATGACTGCCATCACACCCGTTGCGCTGCTGAAATCACAGCTCAACATCGACCACAATCACGATGATGACCTGTTGGCACACAAGCTGGCGGCTGCCGAAATCTGGATCGCGAACTATACCGGCGTGCCCTTCGACGCTGACAACGCAGCACAGACTGAGGCCGCGCTACAGCTTGCCGCCTATTGGTATGAGCAACGCGAGGCCGCTTTCGAAGGGAGCGCCAAGCCTATCCCCTTCGGCGTGCGCGATCTGCTGGAAAGTTTCAAAGATCAGGTGACAGGCCATGAAGCATAAGAGCCTTGCCGCCCATTCCAAGGCACTCGAAGCACGCCTGCTGGCAATCCCGGCTGACGTGGTGCGCGAACTGCGCCCCGCTCTGGTGAAGGGCGCGCAGGATGTCGAGGCCGCGATGGAACTGCTGGTGCCAGAGGATGAAGGTGATCTGCTGGGCAGTATCACAGTCACCGGACCCGGCGGCACGACCCCACCCTATGCGGTAGGTGGCGGTAGCATGACTGTGCCAGACAATATGGCCGTTGTCACTGTCGGCAATACAGACGTGCGCCACGGCCACCTTCAGGAATTTGGCACCGTCCATCACGAGGCGCAGCCCTTCATGCTGCCCGGCTACCGCATCGCCAAGCCCAAGGCACAGCGCCGCATCACCGCAGCGATCAACAAGGCGATCAAGAACGCAGGGAAGGGCAAGGCATGATCGATCCATCAATCACCTTACAGACGGCGATCAGGGCCGCTCTGATCGATCATCCGGCAGTGAGTGCCCTTGTGCCTGCCGATCATGTCCGGGCAGGCTCTACGCGCCCGGACAAGACGCCTTGTATCATCCTGAGTAACCCACAGACGATCAATCTAGGCCGCACGTCCGGCGGTGAATACCTGACGCGCGTTTTCATCGATCTGCACATCTGGGCGATTGAGGATGGCGCAGACATGGCCCGTCAGATCGGCGCAGCGGCGTCGGTGGCGCTCTGGGATAGCCCCATGCCGGTGCAGGATATCAACGAATATGAGCGCCCCGGCTTTCGTTACATGCGCGACCCTGACCCCGAGCGCGCATATTGCCACGGCGTCGGCACCGTTGAATGTGTCGTGAGGTGGCAGGCATGATCCGCGCAGGCAAACTTGATCGGCTGATCACCCTTGAGCGCAAATCCGAAACTGTTTCGCATTCGGGCGCTGTCGTGTCGGTATGGGCCGAGATCGCGACCGTGCGCGCTGAGCTGGTCCAGCAAAGCGCAGATGAATACCTGTCCGGCTATGGTGAGGCTGAGCAAGGCAACCTTGTGTTTCGCATCCGGTGGATGGACGGGATCACCACGGCTGATCGTGTCACCTATGAGGGCGCGGCCCTTGATATCGATCAGATCACAGAGCTAGGCCGCAAGCGTGGCCTGGAACTGTGCGTGTCGGGCGGTGCGGTATGAATGTGTTAGTAGAACAGCCAAGGCTTTCTCCCGTCGCCGTAGTGCTGATACATCAAATTGCTTTGTGTATCATAAACACAGAGAGGAATGCCGTTTTTTTCAAAGGTTTCATCACGCGGCCCAACGACTTCAAAAACAAGTTGGCCGTGTTTTTTCCAAGAACGGCCAAGAAAGAATTCGCCTTCGCGGCCTTGTTCTTCTCCTATTCCGCGCAGCAATTTTACACATGCTTCGCCATACACTTCGCGCTCTCTGTTGGTAGTTTTGTTGGATTCAAGCGCGCGTATTTTCAATTCTTTTTCCCACAAGCCATAGGCTGTAGCGATGTTCACGAGAATGAGGAAGGCAATGGTAAGGTTTTTCATGGTGTCAGTCCTGAAACGGGTGGAAGCAAGAAAACCTATCGCAGCAATGCTGAAGGTGTTCAATGAGCGTTCACAGCCGGGGGATCAAGCCAACCCTGACCACAGACCATGACGCGCTGACCAAAGCGCCGCCGATACCGCGCCACCTATCGGCACAGGCCAAGGCGGAATGGCGGCGCATCATGCCACAGCTCATTGCGCGCCAGATCATCACGCGCGGCGATCTTACTGGCGTTGAACACTATTGCACCTGCGCCGGGATCGTCCGGCAGATCGAAGAGGAACGCGCGGCCGCAGGTGGTGCTATCGACGTGCGTCT